CATAGCCTTTACTTTTTCTGAATATAACATTTGTTTCATATTAATATCAGTTAATTCGTTAAAGAACGGAGTAGTGCTAAACCAACCAAACATAACTAAATTCATTACTAGATCGTCATGATTTCCTGGTGAAGCTTCATACGAACTGCCACGAGCAATAAAAGTAGATAATTCGACAATAGTATTAGCATCCGCTAATTGTAATTTATTTTGTTCAATTAAGTCTTTTATATTAGAGCAACCGATTCTTTTAATCTTACGATTCATAGTTACGCCAATAGAATTTGCTTTCACTACAGATTCAACATATACGTTTTCATATTCTAAATCATAGTATAATCCATTGCACACAACAGAACCTTGATCGTTTGACTCAATAATAACATAGGCTTCATTGTATCTCTTTGCGTATTTGTATATAACATCAGGATATAATAATGGGGATATATTATTATCTTGAAAAACGCAAACTTGCCTAAATGGACGTGAAGTAATATCAATAATACTAAACGTAGAATAATCTTGGCCACGACCCTTTGCAACATCTACAAACATCATATAGTTTTTATCGGCAGATGGTGTTTCATATATTCTTATATTATTTTCAATAGCAATAATATCTTTTGCTTTTAAAGATAATAATGCATCTCCATTAATTAAAGTATTACTTGTTCCATGGAATGTATTTCCAAATTCTTGCTGAAATTGCAATTCAGAAGTATTTGCAATAGTTTGCTTCTTCCAAGCTTCATCTCGGCCAGGTACGTCCCACCAATCAACTCTAAACGGTTTAAATTCATTTGTATTTTGTACAGCACCTTCATATAGTTTATGATAAACATTACCCAAGCCATTTGCGGTAGAAGTAATAATAACCTGTGTATTCTTACCAGCGGCAATTACAGGATATGTTGAAGTATAAAATTGCGCGTCGTTTTCAACAAATGCAAACTCATCTAAGAAAAGTAAATTAACAGACATACCACGAATAGAAGAGCCAGAAGTTGCTGCAGCAAGTACTCTAGAATTATTTGAAAATTCTAATGAACCTTTATTTACTGCTTTACAACCTGGCTGTAAAAAGAATGGAAGATTTTCAAGCATTAAAGTAATGCGCGCTAACATTTCACGCGCGGTAGCGCCTTTATTAGCTAATACAGCTACAGTTTTTTCTGGATGGAATATTGCATACCATAAAAGATATGCACAAGATGATATTGATTTACCAGATTGGCGACATGCTAAAATAATAGAAAAACGATTATTAGCAAAGTGTTTAAACATCTTTTCTTGATATGGATATAGATCAAACGGAACTAATCCTTGATCAAGAGAGATAACCTTAACGTATTTACGAGCAAAATAACATGGATCTTTCATGCACTTAGCATATTCGCGAACTTCATCAGTTGTGAAGTTTTGCTCTATGCCATCACGTTTAATATTTGGATTGCCTAGATATCCTGCAGAGTTATTCTTCAGCATCAATGACATTGGCTTTTTCCTCAAACTTTGCAGCTAACATTCTTTGTAAGTCAGTTGTAGATCCAACAAAAACATTATTCTGCGTCATACTATTTGGCAATGCTTGTACATTATCAGCTTTTTGAACTTCTTTCTTTTTCTTTTGTAATTCCATTAAGCGATCAGCAATCTCTGCATTTTGTTTCATCATATTAGAAAGTACTTCAAACGCACGAGGATGTTCAGACTCACGCGCTAATTCCATCATAAGTTCAATAGCTTCATCGCCTTTATCTGCTAAATTATAATATTTTGCTCTAGCAAATTCATAATCGTCATCTATATCAGTTTTATTCTTATTCATCACGTAATTTCATTATCGTCAGTAGTATCGATACCTGTAATAGAAGTTTGTTCAGTTTGATCTACTGTTTCAGCAGTTATTTCTTCTATAAAACCATATGTATCTATATCATTAATATCTACAGAAGAAGTAAGAATAACATTCTTAGTTTCTGTAGGACCATAGAATCTTACGCGTGTTTCAAATTCTAACGTGTAGATAATAGCTCTACGAGTAAGAAAATCACCTTCATAATCTTCTGCCATTGATATTGAATTTAAAACAATTGGTATATCGTTCTTTAAACCAAGATCCGGTAAATCATTTACAGTAATAGTATAATCAGGTTGAAAATATGGTATAATCTGTTCCATAATCTGTAAAGCATCATCTTGGTTTTTAGTCATAATACTTAATGATATACCAATTTTATAAGGAGCATACGCATAAACAGATTCCCGACTACCATCTGTAATTGTACCAGTTTTGAATTGATTCATCTTATTAATTTTAGACTCACTGTCATAAATCATTGAAACAATTTCAAACGACATACGTGGAAGCTTAATAGCAACCATTGGTTCAGTGATATCTGGTTCAGCTTCGATGCGGGCTAAGAATTTTTGACGTGGGCCATAAGCAAGAGGTACACGAGATATTTGTGTAACTTCACCAGCGCTGTCTCTACGAATAACTTTTATATCATTAAATATAGATCCAAAAGCAGCAACTGTCTTTCTTGTAATAGCGTGATAAAAATGAGTATTCAACATTTAATTAACCACCGAAGTCGCCAAATGGATTTGATTCTGTAAAGTCAATAATACCGTCAATGGCTTGTTCAATCTGTTGATTCTGAGATAAGTTATCATTCAAGAATGCATTCTTATTTGTTGTATCATTAATGTCATACACATCAACAACAGACCATTCGGCGCCAGAAGTTATACCTATTAAATTTCCTGAAGTCGTAAAATCATGATATTCACCATCAGTTGTAATCCAATCAACTAAATCAATTCTATATTGTTCAGGGGCTTGAGATGTGTAAGTAATATTAGCAACCCTAGCTTGTACATATTCACCAGTAGATCCAATCTCTTGTTGAACAGTTTCATTTATTTGGAATGCTGTTCCATTTGAGTCTTGTACTACTAATGACAGCGCAATAGGAATATTCTGATTAATTAAATTATCAACAACTTCGTTACCAGTATCAATAGTTTCACCGGAATATTCAAAGGCCTCACATTGTAATTTATAAACTGGTAAATTAGACAATTGATAGAATGGAGATTCGTGCTCTACAAATCGAATCTCAAATAAAGTATTTGATAACGGTAAATAAATCAGATCACCTTCATTTGGTCTCTGTGAATTAATACCATTATTATATACGCCAACTAATTGATCCCAACGGCGTCTAGATACTATAAAAGTAGCCTGGTCTCTAATTTCTACACCGAACCTAGATAGGATATCACCTTCACCTTCGAAGCCATCAGTGTTTTCAATATACATCTCAATAGAATATGCTGAATCAAAATTAGATTCAATATCTTCGTTTAGTATATCATCCTTTAAAACAATATCTCTCGGTAAATAATAGACATCTTGTCCATACACTTTAAGCGATTCAATAATAATGTCTTCATATAGAAGCTGTTCAGTTCGAACCTTTGGAGAGAAAAATACGTTCGTTGCCATAATTTATCCTACGTAGAAATCTACTGGCATTTCATAATTCAGCTGCATTTGCTCGCGAATTTTTTCTATTTCAGCCGTTGCGTCCTCGTATATTTGGCGACCATTTAAAGTTACACCACCCGGAAGTTGCATACCTTCAAACTTAATTAGGTTTGCACCCCATTGCTGTTTAATTAATTGTGTTGCATATTGTTTTAAGAACATATCATTATAAACATCCGTAAATTCTGTTGGATCTACAATTAACATGCATTCTAATACAATATAATCGTCTTCTTTAACATCGTTTTCCCAATCAATATCAAGATATAAACGATTCATATGGCGATTAAACCGGCTAAATGTTGATTGCCCATTTAATTTCATATCTAGTAATGAAATATATTGTTGAACCATTTCATAATGCACTAAATCGCCAATATAACTTAAGTCGTAAATGTCATTTAAATGCAATTGATATTTAACATCAAACATATTAATTGAAGACGATTGATCAGATAGTGGTAATACCCTTTTAATATAGAGAATATTATCAGTTACAGCTACGTATTTATTTGTTATATCATCAGCAGTTAATTGATGGGTAACATACATTCTCATCGTAGCATCTGAATGGTATTCCTGATAAAATTGTAAAGCGTCGTCAATGCGATCTTCAATCTGATCTTCATCAATATTAATTTCGAGTACTGGTGCACCAAGTCGACGCAAACAATAGTCGATTAAATTTTGCCTAGAAGTAATCATATTGTTTTACCTTAATAGGTTCCACCATCGATTGTCGTGACGGTAACATTACCAGATGTAACCGTAAAGTTATCAGTAGAGAATTTAGCAACACCTAATACCGAAGAAGTTGCTGTTACAGCACCTATTGTTACTTTATTCGTAGATACAGTTGAAGTTATTGCAGTACCACCTTCAATAGTAAGTGTTTCAGTTAATAAAGCAATTCCTTCATTGGTAGTACCATCGGTAATATTTAACGTAGTAGCAATATTCTGTGAACCAGCTGCTGTTAAACGACCATACGAATCAACAGTAAACGTTGGAATGGCTGTTGCTGATCCGTAAGAACCACTTGTAACACCAGTCGTTGTAAGATCAAGAGTAACGGCTGCAGTTTCTGTACCAGAATTGGTAACACTAATATTTGAGTTACCAGCATCAGCAATCGTAGCAACATAGTTGCCAGTAGTATCTGTACCAAGTGCTACGGAATTAGCCTGGATCGTAGTAGAAATATTTACATCACCAGAACCGTCAAAAGATACAGAACCAGCAACATCTCCGCTTAATTGAATTGTACGTGCTGTTTGTAAAGTAGTAGCAGTTG